CGTGTAAAAGTTACACCACTAGAGTATGGCATTTACTATACCGGAAACCAAATGAAGTTGGTTAAGCCAGAAGAAGTCGTAAGCGAGTCTGGTGTTATAACCAAGGTTGCTCCAACAAAAGAAACGTGGGAAGCACTAATTGGAGTGTACGGCACACTGGTTACAGGTACTACAGAAATAAGATTAGAGTTGGCAACTGGTACTGAACTGATAGGACAGATTGCTTATCATCCAACAGATCCAACTATACTATTGTTTACACCTACAGAAGACACCATGCCTCTGAACACGCTAACGGCTGTAGCTAAAATCATAAACCCAATTAATGTTACTGTGGACAGTAGTTTAACAAGCCCAACCACAGGAACACGCTATCTGCTTACTGATCATATTGGTGCTGAGGATAACGAAAACTACAGTGTGTGGGGTGATGTTGTGGCCTATGCAAATGACATAATAGAATACAACGGAACAAGATGGATCGTTGTGTTTGACAGTGGCGAGATTACAGATACAGAATACGTAACCAATACAAATACTGGTGTTCAATATCGCTGGACCGGAACAACTTGGGTCAAAAGCGTTGAAGGTTTATATCGAGGTGGTGAGTGGAGTCTGGCTATATAGGCTGTGGTGCATTAGTTTACAGCAAATCAACACACAGGTACTTATTTTTGTTGCGCAATCGCAAGCGACATGCAGGCACATGGGGATTGGTTGGCGGGCGTGTTGAAGCTGGTGAATCCCCATTGCAAGCATTAGAGCGAGAACTCATTGAAGAAATTGGCCCTATTACCTACAATAAAATAATCCCTGTAGAAAAATTTACAAATGAATCCAATAATTTTGAATATCATACATACTTGATCCCTGTTGACGATGAATTTGTACCTACGTTAAATGATGAACACAGAGGATATGCATGGACCAGCATAGCCGATCACCCGAAGCCTCTGCATCCGGGTGTTTGGCGTACTTTTAGTTTTAAGGTGATACTGGAAAAATTAAAGATAATGGAGGCAATCTTTACAGATCACACTCTGTTACCAGTTGATGAAAACTAATCCTGCGGAAGTTAGGACAATCTTTCCACGCACTAGGTATATTGCCTTTACCAGTTTTGTTTACATGAACAAACTCTACTAACGGGTACGCTTGCATTAGTGTTTTAAGTGCAAGACCATAGAAGTCATCAGTAACTACTGTATCTTCAATTTGATACGCATTTGTTCCAGTATAGATATTATTGTTGTTGCCATGTGTGTCTTGCCCATCAAATCCTACTAGATAAACCTGCTTATGCCCATCAAATGCAGCCATGTAAGCCGCCATAGCACCTGCATTCCACTGTGGATCTTGTGGCATCAGATAAAATACACCAGGATGATCAAAGATTTGATCTGAGTTTGCGTAAACAACTTTTCTTGTTGCGCCACCGCTTGCAATTAGTTCTTGCGCAATCTTATCATTGTTGATTACTAAAAAGTCTACGTCGTAGTGTGCGTCTCGATGTATAGCATTGCAACCATATGTTTGTAATTTTGGTTGCTTGAAGATATATTTAATATCAAAATCGTTCCGACTCGCCCCGTTACCAAGTACTACTGCTTGTTTGCCAGTTCTATCATTATCTAGTATAATTGGCTCAATTGTTTCAGTGTCGTAGGTCCATGACCCATTTTCGTATGTGGCTGCGGCGTTGATTTCTTCGCCGGTGTATGTGGTTCGCAGACGTTGGTAAAAATTTTGCATTTGTTAGCTCCGTGTTATTATATATAGTATATTTATTAGAATTGCTAGAGCCTACCTGCTATAACCTCAATTATACCCACTTCTTTTGAATTGTAATTTTCCAATGCTTTGCCGACTACTGTTCCAAATTTTGGGTCAGTACACGATGTGCCAACACCTGCTATGTTGCCGGATACAATCATGTCACCTCGGTTGATAATTCCATGCACCTTACAAGGAACACGCCCTGTTAGTGCTAGGTCAACAACATGTTCTGCTGTAAGATCTTTGTTCATTAAAAATGCAGGATTGGTACTAACTATGCCTGACACTGTGGGATCCATATAACTGTTACTAGCAGTGACTTCTTTGTCTCCGCCAATTACCATAACAGTTCCTGGTTCGTAGTGAGCATCCGCTACGTATTTCTCTGCCAAGTCAGCATATAGTGCTTCAGTAGCAGTACCTACAAAGTGACTTGCTGTTACATTGCCACTGAAGTTTCCTGTACCGGCTACGGTTAGTGTATCGGATGGACTACTTGTACCAATACGAACGTTATCATTAGTTACTCGCATTACTTCAGTTTCATTAACACCAAATATTAAGTCACGACTAACTGAATTAGTGTATAAGTTTGCTCCACTAGAATTAAGTGCTATACCAAAAGCATAAGCGTTACCGTCTAACGATAGCTGACCAGACGCACTATTGTCCATGTCAATGTCAGTGTTTGCACCAGTTAAATAAATTCTTGCGTCTGTTCCACTTACCGTTAGTTTTTGACTAGGACTAGTCGTACCAATACCTACGTCATCACCTACAATCCGCATCTTTTCAGAACCGGCTATATTAAACGTTATACGAGACGTAGCAGCACTTAAAGTAAGCCAACCATTTTCACCACTAAATGTAGAAACTGTAGCAGTATCTGTATCTGTGAGATATATTCTAGGTAATGCTCCAGATAAATGTAACATTCCACTAGGACTAGTCGTACCAATACCTACATTACCAGCAGATGTGATATACATGCGTTCTGAACTATTGGTAATAAATTTAATATCACCAGTTGGATACATAGCTTCTAATCTAACGTCTGGATTTGAATCAACTGTCCCTAAACGCCACATAGAACCACTACCGCCTTCTGCTTCTATATATGTTTTAGTTGAATGTGATGAAATAAGGTGGATCATCTCACTACCGACAGAAGATATTGTTAACCCGTTTGCATCTGGAGAACTCGTACCAATACCAACCTTACCGGTATTGTCGATACGCATACGTTCTGCAGAAACAGTAAAAAAACGCATATAGTCGCCATCATGCTCATACATAATACGACCAATACCATTAGTAGTTGAATCGCCAAAATAAATAGCACTGGTTCCTGTTGTATTACCTATGTCTGCTCTAAAAACAACATCATTTCCGGCAGTAGTTCCACCAGTAATTCTTAGTGTTGTATTACCCGCCGAAGGTCTTGAGACATCTATTGCGTAACTTGAATCTGAAGCTACTGTTAAGCCAGCAAAAGATGGACTATCACCAGATTCATATTTATCTGTGTTTAAATTAGTAAAATTTGAATCAACTTCATCATGAGTTAACGGAGATCCTTTGCCAGATCTAGTCGTAATCGTTGACATTTACTATTCCTTAATCCAATCGTACTTTTAAGTTTCCTAATGAGATTCTAAATACGTCTCCGGTACTTATTGCTTTTGGCAACGGAGTTGATAAATCTGCCGGATCTGTAAGCTGAGAATACGCAATCATATTCCCAGAGCTTGCCGCATCAAATATTCCTGCATAAGTTACAGTTCCCCAAGTTGCTGTAGCAGTAGGAAACTCGACTGCAGCGTCACTTGCCGCCTCGGTCGGATTTGTTCCGCTAACGGTAAATGATACAGACTGTCTGGCGTATGCCCCACCAGACACCTCTGTGCCTGCAGTTGAATCTGTTGGCGTAGAAGTAAATAATCCAACATATAACGTTGTCGGGGCGGTATAAGCGTTGCCGCCAAAAACATGGTCAAGCAATTTATCCTCTAAATAGTCTGAAAAACTCATCCTAATCCTCTCACTTTAAGTTTTAATCCAGATCCAGACATTCTGGATCGATCTGATGATTGGTTTAATCTTGCAACCGCCGCTGAATACAACTGCGCCCAAACTGTGATCCGTGCATCTTCCTGCAAGTATGGCGCAGAATGCATTAGCGATCCATATAAATATACATCTGGCGAGTCGTCTAACAGCCAGTTGTCACTGTTTGACGCCAAATCAGGTACTTTAGCAAAGTACAACAGCTCCAGCGTATAGTCCGCATCTGGCGTCGGATAGAAGTTAAACTGCCCATCTGCATGAGCGTAATACTCAGGACGACCAGCCATATCCTCGGCGCCAGCACGTTTATCCGCCATAGCGTCTCGAGATATTAAATTAACAACGGTTGTGCCAGTGCCTTGTATGCTGACTCGAATTGTTTCCATCCAATCGCCCGGCACTTGCGAGTATTGATCACCGGCATCTATCGTTGCATTTGATCGAGTCTCCATCTTGTAGTGCCGAATATCGCGATTGATCTGCGACTCCGCCAGCTGAATGAACGTCGGTATAACTGCCGTTAGATCGCTGCGATTAAGATAATCGGCGACTGTAGATTGCAGTGTGCTGTAGTTTGTTATTGTCATATTCCTATTCCCGGTTTGCGATCAAATGTCGGCACTGGCGGCGCTTTATAATTATCTCTAAACAACTCATAAACGCCACGCCTTATCTCTGGACTTAGATAATTAAACTCATGCATTAGATATCCCTCAACATCTTTTATGCCTTGCTGACTAAAATAATTAGTTAAATAATCAACCATCTCTGGAGACATATTTTCTCTAGTAAAAGCGTCTGGCGGACTTATTGACGGATCATTCCCATATCCATAAGAAGGCTCATCCATAACGCCGCCTCGAGGCACAGTTGGATCTAAGCCGTAAACATAAGCGTCTTTCTTTTGTTGTTCACGGATAGACTCTTCTTCTCGTTTCCTAGCAAAATCTAAGAACTGACTGCCAAGCCCTTTTGCTCCTTGGATGATTTCATCAAGCAATCCTCTTTTTTTATATGGCATAGTTATCCTTAAGCTCCGAAGAACGATCCTATCATCTCAAAAAGAGATTTTTCTTTATCTGTAGCATACTTTGCTTTGTAGTCAGGAAC